AAGGTCGGTCTGCTGCACGCCAATCGGGAGGAGCAAGCCAGCGGCAAGAACGCCACCGTCAGAGCCGAAAACTTCGGCGACAATCTGCGGAACGCCGCAGGCGGTAAGCGTGTCTGCACCCGCAAAGGAGCACAGAGCACACACGAGAGTAAAGAGCATGAGAGCGATAGAGTTCTTCTTCATGTTGTTCGTCCTTTTTTGAATTAACCCGAAATGACACCGGCATAGCCGAGCTTTACCTTGATGACATCGTTCGCGGCTGCGGCAGCTTCGAGGGCGATGGCATAGACCACATCGCTTGCGGTCGAGGCAGTGACTGCCTTTCCGCTTGCGGCACTCTTGATCTTTGCGCCTGCGTCAATGGCTGCACTTGCGGCCACTTCTGCGATGTTGTCAACTTGCACTTCCACATCCGCACCGGCTGCGGCATCGGCAAGGGCCACACCGAGCACAGCGTCGCCAGCACCTGCGGTGGTGACTTCGCCAGCGGTAGAACCGAACTTCACGAAGGTATTCTTGGAAACCCCGCCGGTCGCAGCCTTGTACTTCACCGCGTTCACAGGCGTAGTGGGCACGCCCACGCAGTCGATCTTCACGCGGATGATGTCGCCAGCCGAACCGCTTTCAAGGGCGGTCGCGCATCCCGGAGTGGTCGATGCGGTAACAGCCTTGCCGTTCGCGTCGGGTTCAAGAGCCACACCGAACGTGACAGAGCCACCACATTCGACTTCGGCAATGCCATCGAGCTGCACATCGCAACGGCAACCTTCAGCAGTATCCAATTCGCCAGTAACGCCAAGTGCGGTATCTCCTGCACCGGCAAGTTTCACGTTACCTTCCGTGGTGCCAGCCTTGGCAAAGCGGAAAGCGGGAACCGCAGCTTCTGCGGTGAAATTGAGGACATTACCCTTCATGGGATTCTCCTTGTTTTGTTAAACCTTGATGCGGTCGTATTCTTCCGCTGCTTCTGCAAACGAAAGCACACGCCCCTTGGATTCCTGTTCAGCCTTGTACTTGGCAAGAGCTTCGCCCGGCACAAGTTGCGGGGTGTCGCGCATTCCCGGAGCTTCGCCAAATTCCACGATTTTCGGGAGGGCGGCAACCGTCTTGGCGAGCACATCCGCGATATTCACGCGGTCTTCGCCTTCGCCAAAGCAGCCTTCGCCATCAACAGGCACTTCCTGGCATACTCCAAAGACCTTCATCAGGTTATCCTTGAGCACCTGATTACAGCGGCCATCGGCAATAGCCTTGTCCAAAGTCTCGGAGAACGCAGCCCCGGCACGCAGACGCTCCGCTGCAAGCTTGTCAGCCTTAAGGGCGTCATTTTCGGCCTTGAGTGCCGCGTTCTCTTCGCTCAGCCGCGCCGCTTCGCTAGAATTACCTTCCAGGATAGATGCGGTCGGTTCATCGCGAGGGGGCGTTTTAGGCTGAGGGTTCTGCTCCCCGTTCTCCAGCGGAGCAGAATCAGTTGTTTCGTCATGATCGCCAAAGGAACTCTGTGCGTCCTTCGCAGCCGTAGCCTGAACAGGCGAGGTCTGCTTCGGAAAGTCCTTGGCATCCTTGAGAATGCTTTCGGCATCCTCGACATCTTTTACCACGTATTCCGGGAAAACCTTGTCGGCTGCCTCGATGCCTTCTTTTTCGATAAGCTGTTCGCGCTGGCTCCTGAACATGCGTCCAAGCGCACTAAAGCGATACACAAGTCGTTCAAAGACTGATGCCGGTACAAGCCTGTCCCAAGCGAATGATTCTGCGAACATGCACACATCCTGTTCGGTAACCCCCTTGTCCACTTCTGCAAAGCAGCCTTCGCCAAAGCAAAGCGGGGCCATTCCCTTCATGGCGGGAGCGTGGGCACCCAAAGCACCGAGGTGTCTTAAGCCCTTTTTCAAGTTGCTGTAAATAGAAGCTGAAAGGTACTTGAAGCCGCCCTTCTTCACCTCTTCGGCAAAGTCGTTGCTCACGTCATCAAGCTTTACCTTGAGCACATTGTCTTCAACCTTGGAATCGACAATGGATCCCACACGCGGATCATCGACTTTAGGGTGCCCCTTGACGAGTGGCGGCTGGTAACCGGCTTTGAGCTGTTTGTGGATGCCTTCATTCAGATCTTCGAGGTCCGCTTCGCTGAAGTCGTGTTCCTTGCCAGCCATGTCAGTGACCTTGCCGACCTTGAATGCTTCGACCCACGGTTCCTTGAGATCATCGGATTTCAAAAGTTTTTTGTCCTTCATTACATAGACCACCTGAGTTCTGTGATTCTTGTCTTTCGCAACATCAAAGTTACAAGCGAAAAACCGAAAGAGGAGATGACAGTGACATGCCCTAAGTCACTCGGTTACAAGTAAGTTTGTTGCGAGGAACTATATGGACAAGAACTTTTGGATTGAAGCGTTTAAGCACGGTGGAATTAGCATCATTTTTGCAGCGATGCTCTTTGTGCTATACACAAACGAGAACGCCAAATGGGAGAAGTCGCAAGCTGTCGAGAACACGCGTTGGGAAACGCTATTCCAAAAATACACGGACGAACAAAGACAAGCAATGGAAGCAATCCGCGCCTGTTGCATGGAATACCACGGGAGGAATAAATGAGCAAGGCAGAACTCAAGCCGCAAGCAAAAGACCTCTATGTGGTCCATCAATTAAGCCTATCTGAGATAGGACGCAGACTAAATATTTCCACTAGAACTTTGCAGACGTGGAAAGCCGAAGACCATTGGGAGCTTGAACGGGCGAAAATATCAGGCAGTCAAGATAAATTTCATGCCGAAATTTTTGAACTTGGTGAAGTTCTTGCAAGGCAAATAAAGCAAGACTTGCAAAATGGCGTTGCTGTTGACAATGCTCGATTTATATCACTTCAACGAATAATCGACACGGCAGAGACTAGTCGAAAATACGAAGAAAAAGCTCCAAAGAAAAAGAACGATGAAAGAACGCCTGAAGAACGTCAAAAGGCTGCTCTTAAGAAACTTCAGGAAGTTCTCGGAATATGAAAAGCCTAGACGAATTCTTTTTCCCTTATCAGAAGCGCTGGCTTCAGGACAAGTCGAAAGTCAAGATTTTCGAGAAGTCCCGCCGTATCGGTGGCACATGGGTACAGAGTTTTGAGGATGTTCAGGACTGTATCGAGCAGCCCGGACTCAAGGTCTTTTTCAGCTCCGCAGACATGACCGCAGCAGCCGAATACATCGACTATTGCGAATCATGGATTCAAAAACTTAACGCCATCGCAAAAGCCCTCGCAGAAATCAACTCCGAAGAAATCGAGGACTGCGAATTTGCCGATGAAGACAAGGGAATCAAGAGCAAGATTATCGAGTTCAACAACGGCTCGAAGATTTACGTGCTATCCAGCAATCCCAAGGCGTTCCGCTCCAAAGGCGGTAAAATCGTATGGGACGAAGCCGCGCACCACGAAAACGACCAAAAGATGTGGGCAGCCGCGAAGCCTGCCGCCATGTGGGGCTATCCAATCCGCATTTTGTCAACCCACAACGGCGTGAACTCGCTTTTCTACAAACTCATCGACAAGTGCAAAAAAGGCGAACTTGACTACAGCGTGCACACCGTGCCCATCCAGCTTGCCGTAGAGGAAGGCGTTGCCGACCGCATCTGCGGTAAGAAACTCTCCAGGAAAGAACGCGAAGAATGGCTGGAGCAGGAACACAAGGGATGCCTCACCGAAGCGATATGGCAGGAGGAATACTGCTGCAACCCGCAGGACGAATCCAAGGCCATGATCAGTTACGACCTGATTCACAGCTGCGAGCGTCAGGGCGTTCTCGGGCTCGAAAAGGCCAAAGGCCCGCTCTACCTGGGCTGTGACGTAGCCCGCCACCGTCACCTTTACGTCATTTACGTTTTTGAAGACATTGGCGACCGCCTGATTTGTCGCGCAGTAGAGGCCTATCAGAACAAGAAGTGGAGCTATTTGGAACAGAAGCTTTACAAGTTCCTGAAATTGCCAAACCTCATCCGTGGCTGTATCGACCGCACGGGATGTGGCGACCAGTTCACCGAACGTGCCCAGGAAAAGTTCGGAAGCGTCAAGGTCGAGGGAGTCCTTTTCTCGAATACGGTCAAGGCCGACCTTGCCATCAACCTTTTGCAGGCGTTTGAAGATCAAAAGCTAATCCTTGAAAAATGCCCAAAGTTTCCGGGCATCGACACCAAAATCGAGGACGAACAGGCCGAAAGCATCCACGCGGTAAGGAAGATTGTCACAAGTGCCGGGAACGTGCGTTACGATGCCGCAAGCACCGAGCAGGGCCACGGCGACTTCTTCTGGGGAGCGGCGCTTGCATACCACGCCAAATCGGCGAATGCGGCGGGCCCGATATTCGTGCAAACGGCAAACCCGTTCAAGTGGCAAAACGTGGATTTAAGCAGCTTTTAAAAAATCGCACAGAAAGGCCCTTTTAAGCCTTTTTTCTGAAAACCCTAGCAAGTGGACAACGAACTTTAAAAAATCATTTTTCAACGAATTTGAACGGCGATTCAACGAGATTAGAAACAGACCGAGGACTGCATGAGCAAAAAGAACAAAAATAACCAGAACGAGACCCAAAACAAGCGCGAATTGCAGCTTGCAAAGGAAGTCGCCACCCGGAATGTCGCCGAGTATATCACCGGGCTCGACTACTTGCCAAACCCCGACACAATCCTCAAGGCTCAGGGCGGCAACATCAAGGTCTATCGCGAAATGATAGACGCACACCTCGACGCGGTGAAAAACAAGCGCTTTGCCGCCATCACGAGCCGTGCATGGACAATCGACGGTAGCAAGGGCGACCAGAACAAAGCAAAGTTTGTCGAGGAATACCTCTGGAACATCGACCTTCGCAACACGATTTCGCAGATGCTCGAAGCAATCGGCTTCGGTTACGCAGTGCATGAAATCGTGTGGGATGCGGTCGCAACCGACTTGGGCGTGCTCATATTGCCCACAGCTATCAAGGACCGCAAGCAGGAATGGTTCAAATTCGATAACGATAGCAAGCTCCTCTTGCAGACGAAGGACGGCACCCGCCAAGAAATGCCCGCCCGCAAGTTCCTCGTCACTCGCAACCGCCCGACAACCGCGAACCCATACGGAAACGCCACCTATTCCCGTTGCTTCTGGCCTCTCGCGTTCAAGAAAGGCGGTCTCAAATTCTGGATGCTCTTCGTCGAAAAATATGGTATGCCCAAAGCCATCGGCAAGGTGCCGCCAACGGCAACAGATGCCGAACAGCAACAGTTCCTGAAAATGCTTGCAGGGCTTATCCGCGATGCTGTCGCAGTCATCCCGCAGACCGGCTCTGTAGAACTCCTGGAAACCCGCCTGAGCGGCACGAACCCGCACGCAGAAATCATAGCGTGGGCAGACAAGGCCATGTCCAAGGCTTGGCTTGGCGAAACTCTCACCACCGAACAGACAAGCGCAGGCGGCACTCAGGCAATGGCTACCGTGCACAACGACGTGCGTGCAGACCTAGCCCTCGACGATGCCGCAATGGTAGAATCCAGCATCAACCAGCTCATCCGCTGGATCTACGAAATCAACTGGCCGAACGAAAAAGAAATTCCCTGGATGAACATCATCCTCCCGGAAGACTTGCAGGAAGCTCGCCTCGAACGTGACGTGAAGCTCACGCAGCTTGGTGTCAAGTTCAACGCCCAGTATATCACCGATGTTTATGGCATCGACGAAAAGTATTTCGAGATGACCGAAGTGCAGCAAGGCGGCGCAATGTTCGCAGAACACGATGACAAATGCCATTGCTTTGCAGAAGGCGACCTCAAGAGTGGTATTGAAAAAATGATTCAAGACCTCTCTGCAAAAGATTTGCAAGAACAAATTGAAGAACTCGCAAAACCAATCATCGACCTCGCTCAACATTGCGGCAACTATGAACAGTTCGAAGAAGAACTCTACAAGATTCTCCCGAACTTGAGCAGCAAAAAAATGGACGAAGCTGTAACAAAATGTCTAGTCCTTTCTGAAATGCAGGGTCGTGCCGATGCCTGATAAAAAACTACAGACGGAGTTGTCCGCGTTGTTCAATCTTCCTAGCGAAAAGGCTATCGCCTATTTCGAAAAAAAAGTTGCTTTAGGGCCAAAAAAGCATTGGGATTGGACTGATACCATGCGACATGCCCACGATAGAGTTTTCGTGGTGTCAAAGGCGACAAGCATCGATATCGTAAAGGATATTCACGCAAGCCTTTTGAAAGCGATTAAAGAAGGCAAACCGTATCAAGAATTTGCCAATGAAATCATCCCGACGCTCAAAGATAAAGGATGGTGGGGCAATATTGATGCGGTAAACAAAGACCAGAAAATCGTCAAACCAATAAAAGTAGATCATAGAAGACTTCGCAGCATATTTAACACCAATGTAAAGACAGCTTACGCAGCAGGCAGATACGAACGAATGATGGAAGATGCTGATATTGCACCATATTGGCGTTATGTCGCTGTTCCGAAGGGTGCCGGCAATAAAAATCCGCGAATAGAACATGCCACACTACACAACCTTGTTTTTCGCTATGATGACCCGTTCTGGCAAACACACTATGCTCCTAATGGATGGGGCTGTCATTGCACCGTTGTAAGGATGACAAAAAGGATGGTCGAAAAGAAATTCGGCAAGCCTGTTGATGATGTTGTTAGAGAAAGTAAGCCAGAAGACTTTGTCACGAAGACAGAAGAAATAGAACGAGAACACATCAATCTTGATGGAACTGTAACGACACAGAAAGTTCAGATAACGACAACGGGCTACAAAATCGGAAACACAGTCGTTTATCCAAGTCAAGGTTGGGATTACGCACCTGGAGCATATTCTGTAGATTACGAAAGATTGTTGGAAACAAAGATTGAAACACTTCCCAAAGAAAGACAGAAAGCGATGTTCGCTCAGCTTTCAAACCAGGTTATAAACAGTTTCAAGAACATTGTAGAGGTTGAATCAGCCTTGAACGCTCCGAAGGGAGAAACTTTTGTTGTGGGGTTGTTGCCTGAAAATTTCTTTAACAAATTGAAAAGTAAGAAAAATCGAAAGGGAAATGACCTCAATATCGAGTCTCGTATTTTAACAATAGATGATAAAAGAATAATCCATGCTCTTCGCACAGACCATCCTGCAATACCAAAAGAAGTTCTATCCAAATTACCTGAACTTATCAAAGAATGGGCTTGCACTTACACACCTGTTGATGGTTTGGTATTCTACTCAGAACCACTAAAAAGCGACAAAAAAAAGCGTTATAAGGTCGTTTTTGGACTAGAGAACGAATCCAGCAAGCGACTAGTCTTTAAAACAGGAATGATTGTTGATGCAACGGCGTTTTCAAAGAAACACCTATTGTAAAAAAAGAACGACTGGCAAGGCGGCGAACTCTTGCATACGGTACTGTGACTTTTTAGAAAGTTTAGCTCCCGAAGTGGTGAACCTCGTTCCACTAACTCAGTACGTTCTTTAACCATAATATACCTCTTTTTATGGAGAAAAGCAAATGATCAATGCCAAAATAGATGATAAAAAGTGCGTAGTGACGCTAAAAGGCATCGAAAACAAGGCTAAAAACATGAATCGGGCAATGCGAATTATCGCCCTTGAGATGGAAGAATCCGTTCGTGAAAATTTCGAGGTTGGTGGTCGTTATAGTTCTCCAGGCTCTTTGTTGGGAGGAAAACACAAATGGG